GTGGAGAGACTGGGGTGTGCGGCCAGCTAATTTATAACTCTGTCACAGGAAGATTAATTGAATATGATAAAAGTACTGAAACATGAATATGATTTGTATTTAACAAATGAATTAATGAAAGCAATAGAGCGTTTAAAAAAGAAAGGTAATTCTAAAGTTCATGTACATAACAAAATTGATGCAGTAAGAATGTTGTCAATGATTGATGAACTTTCTTGGGATTACCCAGAAGCAATGTTTATAGAAGTAGAATTATGTCGAATACATTAAAAGTACCAACAAGAAGAGAAACAACAACCATAGAAGTGGGACCGTTTACGGTTTCTATATCTTTTGTTCCGTATAAAGATGTTCAAGTCCCGGTAGAAGTATTCTTTTTAAAAAGAGGAAACAAAGCTGGCGAGACAGAACTAAATAAACATTTATACGAACTAGGAACTAAAATTTCTAAGGAAATGCAAGGAAAAATAAATGACAAATAAATATTGTTTTGATGTGGAAACAGATGGATTATTAGATTCTGTCAGTAAAATACATTGTGTTGTATTTAAAGACATCGATACAAAAGAAGTTTTTAAATACGGACCAGATAAATTAAATGATGCAGTAGATAGATTAAAAAATGCTGAATTATTAATTGGCCACAATATTATTGCGTACGATATACCAGTAATAAAAAAATTATTTAAGTTTAAACCTAAAGCAAAAATCTTTGATACTTTAGTTGCTACTAGATTAATATGGGCTGATATAAAAGATAAAGATTTTAAAATGATTAATGCTGGATTTCCTACAAAATTAATTGGTAGACATAGTTTAAAAGCATGGGGCTATAGAATTGGAGAATATAAAGAACAAATAGATACAGATTGGCAAGAATATAATGAAACAATGTTAGAGTATTGTGCGCAAGACGTTGAAGTTACTTATAAATTATACGATAAAATTATAAAGCAAAACTATTCACAACAATCATTAGATTTAGAACATAATATACAAACGCTTTGTTTTGAAATGTCATCTAATGGTATTGCTTTTAACAAAGATAAAGCTCAAACATTATATTCTAAGTTTTGTCAAAGAAGAACTGAATTAGAAAATGAATTACAAATTGTGTTTCCTCCCTGGACAGTCAGCACACCATTTATTCCTAAGGTGAATAATAAATCTAAGGGTTATGTAAAAGGTGTGCCGACTGCTAAAGTTAAAGAAATAGTTTTTAATCCTGGGTCAAGAGACCATATTACAAATAGATTAATAACAACAAGAGGTTGGAAACCTAAAAGTTTTACACCGGATGGTAAGCCAAAAATGGATGAAGAAATTTTAAATGACTTAAAATATCCTGAGGCAAAATTATTATCTGAATATTTTATGATACAAAAAAGAATTGGTATGTTAGCAGAAGGAAAACAAGCATGGCTAAAACAAGAAAAAAATGGAAGAATTCACGGAAGTATAAATCCAAATGGTGCCGTTACTGGAAGAGCAACACATTCAAATCCAAACTTGGCACAAGTACCAGCTTTTTATACTCCTTTTGGAAAAGAATGCAGAGAATTATTTTGTTCACCAAAAGATAAAGTATTAATTGGTATTGACGTATCAGGTTTAGAATTACGTATGTTAGCTCATTATATGGCTAGATACGATAATGGTGAATATGCAGACATTGTAGTTAATGGCGACATACATACACACAACCAAAAAGCAGCAGGTATAGAAACAAGAGATTTAGCAAAAAGATTTATTTATTCTTTTCTATACGGAGCTGGCGCAGCAAAGATTGGTCAAGTAGTTGGTGGAAATATAAGAGATGGTTCTAAATTAAAAAAGAAATTTTTAGAACAGATGCCAGCATTAGATCAATTAATCCAACACGTGCAAACAAAAGCCGAACGGGGATATTTAGTTGGATTAGATAAAAGAAAAATAACAGTAAGATCCTCGTACGCATCACTCAATACGTTACTACAAGGAGCGGGTGCAATCGTATGTAAAGAATGGATATGTAAGCTTGGTTCTATTTTTGATGGAGAGACAAAACTGGTAGCTTGGGTTCATGATGAAATAATCATAGAAACAACAAAGGAAAAATCAGAATATGTCGCAGAAAAAGCAGTTGATGCAATTAGACTTGCTGGTGAAAGCTTGCAACTCCGAGTTAAACTCACAGGAGACGCAAGAACTGGAACAGATTGGTCAACAATTCATTAAAGAAAAATTAAGAAAAAGAATATATAAATTAAAACAAAGAGCTAAAATAAAAAATCTGCCTTTTGATTTAACATCAGATTATTTGTTAGATATTTTTCCTAAAGATTTTAAATGTCCCGCTTTAGGGACAAGATTCAATTGGTTTGGTGATCGATCAAACTTACCAACCATTGATAGAGTAATTCCTGAAAAAGGATACGTTATTGGTAATGTAGTATGGGTAAGTTTTATGGCAAACTTAATAATGACATATGCTCATCCAACTCAGGTTATCAAAGTCGGGCGGTTCGCAGATAAAATATATAAAAAGTTTTATCCAGAACCATACACTAATGCAAACAACACAGGAGAAGATGATGCAGACAAGTGAAACAACACCAGGCACACCAACAGAAGTGCCTATAAGTAAACCATCTAGAACTTTGTTAATAGATGGAGATATAACGCTATATCAAATAGCGTGTAAAGTCGAAGTAGCGACTGACTGGGGAGAAGGAATGTGGACACTACATTCTGACTTAAAACAAGGTATACCAGCATTTGATACACAAATAGAAAAGTATGTCGAAGACCTAGAAGCAGATAGTGTCAAAATATGTTTAACTGGAAGAGCTAACTTTAGAAAAGATATATTTCCAGAATATAAACTTAATAGAGTAGCAAAAAGAAAGCCATTAATATTACAAGCTTTAAGAGAGTATGTACAAGGCAAATATGATTGTCTTTGTGAAAATGCTTTAGAAGCTGATGATATTATGGGTTTATATAGTCAACAATGTACGAACACAGATGAACGTATTATTGTTAGCATAGATAAAGATATGCGGACTATTCCTTGTAAACTATCAGTAGACGGTGAAGAAATTATAAATATATCTTCGCAAGAAGCTAATTATAATTTTGCTTTACAATGTTTAACAGGCGATTCGACCGATAACTTTTCTGGTTGTCCTGGTGTCGGTCCAGCAAAAGCTAGACAAATACTAGAAGCAGCAGATAACTTCTATTGGCCTGCTATTGTTAAAGCATACGAAAAAGTAGACTTGACAGAAGACGATGCAATACAACAAGCACGTATGGCATATATATTAAGACTACCAAAAGATTATAATTTTGAAACAAAAGAGGTAAGAAAATGGACCCCGTACAAAATAGCGTAGATCCTAAACACTACAAAAAGCATAAAATACAACCAATTAATTTTATATTAGCGTTAGGTTTAGGCTTTTGTGAAGGCAACATTATCAAGTATATTTGTCGGTATAAAGATAAAGGCGGAAAAGAAGACTTATTGAAAGCACGTAAATATATAGACTTCCTAATCGATGGAGGTATCAAATGAGTAACAGATACCTCTATAGGAAAAACAATGAAAAAAGTGAAGTAAAAGATGTTGGTTTACCATCAAATATTGATGATTTAGTCACACTTTTAGATGAAACTTTTCCATTAGTTAATCCAACACCGACAGCATCAATATCAGATATACAGCGCAAAGCTGGTCAGAGAGATGTTGTCGATTGGTTATTAGAACTTAAAAATAGGAAGGACAACAATGTGCTTGGGAAGTAGTAAAATTTCGGCGCCTGTACAACAGGACCCGCAGGATTTATATTATAATGGTAATGTATTTGATCCAAAACCCAAAAGTGCTACAACAGATAATACGTCCGTTTCTACTAATAACAATAATAACGATAATAAACCAACTACAAATCTTAGCAGTGGGCTAGGAATACCTACGGGTGTTTCAGGAAGTCAAAAGGCATCTTTTACTTCTAATGCAGCTTATAATGCTAGTATGTATACATAATAAAGGAGAAAACAAGTATGTGTGGAAGTAGATCAGTTGCACCACCAGCACCGGTTGCTCCGCCACCAATAGTTCGATCACAGCCAATGGAAGATATGGCTCCAAAGATTGAAATTGCGGGCGAAGACGGAATGGACGCATTAGGTAAGAAAATCAAAAAATCAGCAAAAGGTACTAAAGCATTAAACACAAGTTTAGGCACAGGTTCAGTTACAGGTGCTGGTTTAGCAATCCCTCAATAAATAAATTATCATGCATTATTTAGATAAAACGGCGAAACAACGTTATGAAGCTATGAAGGAATATCGTGAGCACTTTTTAAATCGTGGTCGTGAATGTTCTGAATTAACTTTACCTGCGTTATTACCCGATGATGGTGTTAATCATACGTCAGACTTATACACACCTTATCAATCTGTTGGTGCAAGAGGCGTCAACAATTTAGCATCTAAATTATTATTATTATTGTTACCACCAAACCAACCATTCTTTAGATTAAATGTAGGTGGAAAAACTAAAGACGAAATGGATCAAACTCCAGAAGTAAGAACTGAAATAGAAAAATCTTTAGCCAAAATAGAACGAGAAGTAATGTCGGAAATTGAACAATTAGCAATTAGAGTTCCGGTATTCGAAGCATTAAAACACTTAATTGTAACAGGTAATACACTTGTGTATATGCCGAAGAAAACTACAATGAGAGTATTTCCAATTTCACAATATGTTTGTCGTAGAGATCCTGAGGGAAATTTATTAGAACTTGTTGTAAAAGAAACTGTGTCTCCTTTAACATTTAATGAAGAAACAATGAAAGAAGTTTTGAAAAATGTTGATGATCCACAGTCAACAGACGAAATCGATTTATATACTAAGGTATGTTTAATTGGCAAAGACAAATATTATGTTTGTCAAGAAGCAAACGAATATAAATTACCTGAATCAGAAGGTTATTATAATAAAGATAATATGCCATGGCAAGTGTTGCGTATGGTAAGACAAGATAACGAAGACTACGGTCGAGGTTACGTTGAAGAGTATTTAGGAGATTTAAAATCTTTAGAAGGTTTAAGTCAAGCGTTGGTAGAATCAGCTGCAGCATCAAGTAAAGTTGTATTTATGGTTAGACCAAATTCTTCAACAAAGAAAATAGAATTATCTAGAGCAAGTAATGGAGATATTATCACAGGATCAAGAGATGATGTTTCTACATTACAAGTAGAAAAACAATATGACTTAAGAGTCGTATCGGAAGCAATACAACGTTTTGAGGAACGAATGTCATACGCCTTTCTTTTAAATTCTGCAGTACAAAGAGACGCAGATAGAGTTACAGCAGAAGAAATTAGATATATGGCAAATGAATTAGAAACTGCCTTAGGTGGTGTTTATTCATTGTTATCACAAGAATTCCAATTACCTTTAGTTAGAATATTAATGGAACGAATGTCAGCAAAAGGCACAATTCCAAAGTTACCAAAAGGAACTGTAAGACCTACTATCATAACAGGTGTTGAGGCACTTGGACGTGGGAATGACTTACAAAAATTAAGAGAATTCACGGCAGAAATAGGAAGCATCGCTAAAATGAATCCTGAAGTAGTACAAATGTTAAATTTAACAGATTTAATTAAGCGTATTGCGACAGGTCATGGTATTGATACTGAAGGACTTATTAAGTCAGAAGATCAATTAGCAGCGGAGCAACAAGCAGCACAAGAGCAAGCGGCAAACCAACAAATTAATGATACTATGCAACAGGCAGCGCCTGGTGTAGCAGGTAAAATGGTTGACGCTGCTATGCAACAACAACAAACTCAGGAGTAATACAAATGGTTGAAGCCGTTGAAATAAAACAAGAAGAAACTACTGAAGAAAAACCAGTAGAACAAACAAAAGTAGAAGAAGTAAAAAGGCCGGAAGGTTTACCAGAAAAATTTAAGACTGTCGAAGATATGGCTAAGTCTTATAGTGAACTGGAATCTAAATTAGGTGCAGAAGATAAATCTTTTGAAAATGAAAAGACACAACCTGAACCTAAAAAAGATAATTTAGAAATAGAAGCAGATCAAAAAACTGCAGAAAAAGCAGTTGAATCAGCTGGTTTAAATATGGATCAGTTGCAATCAGAGTATGATACAAACGGAACATTAGATGAAAAATCTTTTGCTGCGTTAGAAAAAGCAGGTATTCCTAAATCATATGTAGATGCTTTTATTCAAGGTCAAGAAGCTGTTGCTACACAAATGCAAAATACAATTAAAGCAGAAGTAGGTGGCGAAGAATCATACACTGAAATTGTTACTTGGGCAAAAAATGCATTAAATCCACAAGAAATTGCTGCATTTAATAAAACAGTTAATAGTAACGATATAGAAGCTGTTAAACTTGCAGTGACAGGTCTTAAAGCAAGACATGATGCTGTAAATGGTACAGATCCTAAATTAATTTCAGGAAAAGCAGGAACAGATACTGGTGGTGGATATAATTCGTGGGCACAAGTTACTGCGGCAATGAAAGATGCTAGATATGCAAATGATCCAGCATTTAGATCAGAAGTACAAGATAAAATATCTAAATCAAAACTATAGGAGATAAAAATATGCCTTATGGAAAAGGAACTTATGGTTCTAAAAGAGGACGACCAAGTAAAGCAGTAAAAGCTAAAGCTGCAAAAACAAAACCGTCAAAAATGAGAAAGAAGAAATAGTATGGCTAGACGAGGACTTTACGCAAATATAAATGCTAGAAAAAAAGCAGGAACTTCTAGATCTAAATCTAAAAGTACTATTAGTGCAAAATCTTATTCTAATATGAAAAAAGGTTTTCCTAAAAAGAAAAAATAAATAGTTGTGCGACCTTCACAGGTGGCAACTGCGAAACATAATAAGTCAAAATAACTTGACCCTCTAAGGAGGACAATCTTGATTTATCAAAACTAGTTTATGTCGAGCTTTATTAAATAACAATTAACCATAAAATATAGGAGAATAATTATGGCAGTAGCAGCACCGGCTAGCATTGGACGAGTAAATGCAGCTGGAACAGAAGACGCGTTATTTCTTAAAGTTTTTTCAGGGGAAGTTTTAACTGCCTTTGAAAGAGCTAGTGTAACGCAAGGAGCAGAGATGGTTAGATCTATCTCTAACGGTAAGTCAGCGTCATTCCCAGTAATGGGCAGAATCGCGGCAGCTTACCACACACCTGGTGCAGAGATTGTTGGAACAGATGTTAATCATAACGAAAAAGTTATTACAATTAATGACTTGCTTGTTAGTTCAGCATTCTTATCTAACATCGAAGAAGCAAAAAATCATTGGGACGTAAGATCAGCTTATTCAGCTGAGATCGGAAGAGCATTAGCTTTTCAAAAAGATAAACATATCTTACAAACTATTGGTCAAGCGACTTTAGCATCAGCAAACATAACTGGTGGAGATGCAGGTACAGCATTAACTAATACAGGTATCGCATCAGCAACAGCAGCAACAGCAGCAAACGCAATGATTGATTCATTATTTGATGCAGCTTCAGCTTTAGATTCACACTACGTTCCAAAAGAAGGTAGAAAATGTTTCTTAAGACTAGAAGAATACTACAAATTAGCAAACGCAACTAATGCAGTTAATATTGACTTTAGTGGTGGAGCTAATGGTGGTGTAGCAGAAGGTAAAGTAATGAAAGTAGCTGGAATTGAATTAATTCCAACTCCTCATTTCGTAGCAGCTAACGTAAACTCTGGTGTAGACCAAGGTTCAGCAACACAAGGTGGTTCTAACCCGCAAGCGGTTGACTTAACTAACTTTGTTGCACTTGTTTGTCACCCATCAGCGGCAGGAACAGTTAAATTAATGGATCTTGCAACTGAAATGGAATACGACATTAGAAGACAAGGTACGCTAATGGTTGCTAAATACGCTATGGGTCATGGTGTATTAAGACCAGAAGCAGCAGTAGGAATTAAAGAAGCGTAATAATTTACGTTACTTTATACTTATATAAGGGGAGGCGACAACGGGAGACTGAAGTCGCCTCTTATAATTTAATTAAAGGAAAATAATGGCATTTAGAATTACACCAACAACAGAATTACAGGCAGTTAACACTTTACTAAGTATTATAGGTGAAGCTCCTGTCAGCAGTATTACAGGTAATACCGGCGTTGATGTTTCTATTGCATTACAGATTTTAGATGAAACTAATGTAGAAGTACAATCTCGTGGTTGGCATTTTAATACAGAAGCAGAAGTAAAATTAGCCTTAGACCAAAATAGCAAGATTCCAGTCGGTAGTAATGTAATACAAATTGATACTAGTAAAGATTACAGAACAGAATATGATATAACTTTTAGAAATGGTTTCTTATACGATTTAAAAAATAAAACAGATGTATTTACAGTTGTTCCACTTGTTGATCAAGTAACAGTAGAACACTTTGAACATATTCCAGAATACGCAAGAAAATTAATAGTAATAAAAGCAGGAAGAAAATTCCAAGCTAGAATGGTAGGTTCATCAGAACTTGCTGGATTTACACAAGTAGACGAACAAGAAGCAATTATTAATTGTGAACGTTCTGATGCAAACAATGGTGATTATAATGTTCTAAGCGGAAGTAACGATGTTTATAATATTATTAATCGAACAACAAGAAGAAGTTACTAATGCCCATAATATCACAAAGTATACCAAATCTAATCAATGGGGTCAGCCAACAAACTTCAACACAACGAAATGAAACTCAGGCTGAACTACAGGAAAACGCACAATCAAGATTGGTTGAAGGTTTATCTAAAAGACCTGCATTAAATTATACAGCAACATTAGATTCATCAAATGTATATCCAACTAACGCAGCGATTCATGGCGTACAACGTGATGCTAACAATGCTTTTATAACAGCTTTTACAAACCAAGATGTTAAAGTGTGGAGTTTAGATGGTGTTAATAAAACAGTAAGTTTTCCAAATGGAAATGCTTATTTAACATCTACAAATCCAAAAGAAGATTTTAAATTTGTAACTGTTGCAGATTTTACTTTTGTTGTTAATAAATCAAAAATACCAGCAATGGCTGCAGCAACATCAACAGCAAAAATTGAAAGAGCATTAGTATATGTAAAGCAAAGTAACTATGGAAGAATTTATGCTGTAGCAGTTAAACATCCAAATATGTCATATGAAATAGAAGTACAATTTCAAATGCCATCTGGAAATGATTATAGTACTGATGCTGCATTTAGAGACACAATGAAAATTGCTGATATTTTATGTTTTGGCACAGGATCAACACATTGGAACGCATCAGCAAATGATATTGGATTTAAAACTATTAGAACAGATACAGGTGCAACATTAAGTACAACACAAGGACTTAAAAATTATTCTGGAATTACAAGTTATTTTACAACTACAAGATACACATCAACATTAGATATAAAACCAACTGACGGAAATGTCAATTACACTGTTGGAACTTCTGATGGTTTTGGTGGTAACGCTATGTATTCTGTAAAAGATGAAGTACAAGATTTTGCAGATTTACCATTTTATGCGCCAACAGACGCAATACTTAAAATTACTGGTGATGAAGGTGATATATTATCTGATTACTATGTTAATTTTAAAACTGAAGGTATTTGGAATGAAGTAGTTGGACCTGGTGTTGTGTTAGGTTTTGATGCAACAACAATGCCACATGCACTAGTAAATAATAACAATGGTACATTTACATTCCAACAATTAACATGGAATTCAAGAATTTCAGGAGATGCAGATACAAATCCTAATCCAACTTTTATTGGAAAGACTATAAATAATCTTACATTTTATAAAAATAGATTAGGAATTTTATCAGAAGAAAATGTTGTATTTAGTGAAAATGGAGAATTTTATAATTTCTTTAAAACAACAGGAACAGATTCATTAGATACAGATACTATAGATATTGCAGCGTCGTCAACACAAGTATCAACATTAAAACACGCGATTGCGTATAACGAACAATTATTATTATTTTCAGATACAAACCAATTTATATTAAAATCTGATGGTACATTAACACCAGAATCAGCGTCAATTGTATCAACAACAACATTTGAACATAATGCTGAAGTTGAACCAGTTGCTGTTGGTAGTTATATTTATTTTATTCAGAAAAAAGGAAATTTTAGTGCTGTTAGAGAATATTATGCAGACAATGATACATTAACAAATGATTCAATAGATATTACTGCAGGAATATCATCTTATATACCTTCTAATGTAACATCATTATTGGCTTGTCCAATGGAAGATACAATGTTTGCGTTTCCGTATGATACAAAAGTTGGTGAATCAACATCACCTTACACAGTAAACTCAAATGTAAATCCTACTAATTCAAAAGAAATTTATGTTTATAAATACTTTTGGGATCGTAATGAAAAAATACAAGCATCATGGTCTAAATGGATATTTGATGGTGTAGAGATTTTAGGTGGGATGATTATCGAAAGTAAATTGTATATGATTGCTAATGACAAACAGAATTGTAAATTATACACAATAGATATTCAAAACTTAAACGAAACAAATTTAACATTTAGTGTAGCATTAGATCATAAAGTTGCATTAACAGGTACTTACGACTCAGCAACAGACAAAACAACTTACACATCTCCTTATGGAGAACGAACAGGTTTATTTGGTGTAGACGCAGCAACTGGTGTTGATTTAACTATAACTAATTCAGGAGCCACGTATTACGCCGAAGGTAATTATCCTAACGCAATATTTGGAACTAAATATACAACAAAATATCAAATGTCGACTGTGTATGTAAAAGAGCCATCACCATCTGGTGGTAAGCTTTCAGTTACATCAGGACGTTTACAAGTAAGAAACATTGCTTTTGATTATGAAGACACAGGTTTCTTTCAAGTTAAAGTGCAACCAGTCGATAGAACACTTAGAAGTTACACTATGAATGGTCAAATTATAAGTAATTCATCTTTTACTATTGGAAGTGCGCCTATTGTTTCAGGAACATTTAATGTACCTGTTCAAGCAGAAAATACACAACATACAGTAACAGTTGAAACAGATTCTTATTTACCAATGCATGTAGTTGCAGCAGAAATAGAAAGCTTTTATCATAGAAGGTCAAGAAGATAATGCCAGGATATGTACGAAAAGCAAAACCTACAGATGCAATACATCTTAGCAAAATTATGCGACAAGAAGATATTGATGAAATAATGATTTCGCATGGTGTTAAACCAATTGTCGGTTTGCTATCATCATTCGAATTAAAAAATTCAAAAGTTTATACAATGATTGGTACTAACAATGAATGTATTGGTATGTTTGGTGTATCAGATTGTCCTTTTGTAAAAGGTTATGGTGTAGTTTGGATGTTATCAAGTGACGAATTATTAACTGATGCAAGACAATTTATAAAAGAATGCAGACAATGGGTAAACAAATTAAACGAACAATATGAAATTATTTATAATTGGGTACATCCAGAAAATTGGAAAACTTTAAAATGGTTACAATTTTGTGGGTTTGAACCAAAAGCAAAACGTAAATATGGAATTAACAACGAGGAGTTTTTATTAGTAATGAGGCAAAAAAATGTGTGATCCAGTATCAATGGCAGTAGCTAACTTTGGTTTGCAAGCTGCGTCAGCTAACGCAGAATACCAAGGACAGAAAAAAGCAGCGCAAGCACAAGCCGCAGCAAACGATCAAGCTGCAAAAGATGCAAACATTGCGTATGGTGAAGACTTAACAAGATTAGAAGCAGAAAGAATTGTTGCAAACGAAAAAAGTGCAAGAGAAAAGTTTCAAGCTAAAAGAGATAAATTAGATGCGTTAGCAACAGCACAGGCAAACGCAGGCGAAGGTAAAGGTGATTTAATAGGTATGTTGAGAGATGTTGGTTTTGATGCCGATCTAGATACAAATATAATTGATGCAGGAATTGATGCATCTAATCAACAAGTAGCCTTTGGTCGTGATGACGCTTACGCGGCAATGAGACGAACTATAGCAGGATTACCTCCAGTTACACCACCTAGTAAATTAGGTTTAATGTTACAAATAGGTTCTGCTGGTGTTGGTTCTTATTCTAAATACAAGAAGGGAGATTACGGTAAAGTATAATGGCATATCAAAGTACATTTCCAGGTGTTAACAGAGTTTCAAAAGATCCAAGTGGATTATTACAACTAGCTACGATATTACGTAGAGATGTAACTCCAGCATTAAATGCTTACACAGATTATAAGGGTAAAGAAATAACAGAAAAAACAGATAGAGAAGCTGAAATAAAAGCAAGATCTACTGAAGCAAAATCATACGCGTCAGCAGTTGAGAGTGGTGAATTAGATGGCACACAATCACCTTATTGGCAATCAGTATACGATAACGTTAAAGGTAAAAACCATGGTATTCAATTTAGTTTAACTAAACAAACTAAGATGAACGAATGGATTCAAACTAATATTGCAGAAAATCCAGAATGGGAAGATAAAGATGGAAGTCAGTTCTTTAGATGGAGTGCTAACTTTGATTCAGAATATTTTAATAAAAATTTAGGTAATGAAAGTAATTTCTTTAAAAAAGGTTTAGATGGTATTGTTGCACAATCCAATGCTAATCTTGGTACTAGTTATGTTTCTTATATAAAAGAAAGACAACACACACTTCTTAAAACAAATTTAGAAAATGTAATTATTGATTCTTTAGAAACTAGTATTGTTATCACTGATCAAAATAAAGACAAAGGCGAAATGATTGCGGCTGAATTTTATAGAACATTAGATACAGAAGGTTCTAATGCTAAATTATTAGCTGGATTAAAAGGCAATGAATTTAATCAAATAGCATTAGGAGCAGCACAATCACTTATAGAAAAATATGCAATTAAAGGTTCTCCAGATGCTGATTATAAAGCTGCGTTTGCAGTACTAGAAGCTGTTAAAAAATATAAAAGAAAAAATGGTTCTACATTATTTAATGCAGAAACAAGTAAAAAATGGGCTGAATTAGAACAAGAATTATATACTGAACAAGAGTCTCATGAAAATATATTAGATCAAAATAGAAAAGAAGCATTACAATCTACATATATAAAAGAAACTAGTTCAAATCTTGCTTATAGATTTACTGGTGGTCCAATGGCTATATCAACAGATCTTAGTAAAGAAAAAGCAAAAATTGCAAAAGATGCATTTGCTATTCTTATGGAAGGTTATTTTAAAAAGAATAATCCAGATATGTCAAACGAATCAGATGCATATCAAGCAAAACTATTTGCAGATAATGTATCAGACGAATTGTTTAAACATTACCAATACAAAGACGCAAGTCAATTAGTACCATTTAGTATTGAAAAATTTAACAATAGAGAAAACGAAAAGAATTTAACAAGTTTACCTTTACAATTTAAAGGAACAGCAGAATTAAAAGCTGCTGTAGAACAATGGGAAACTAACGGAACAGGCGAAATTGCTGATTTATTAACAGAGTATAATTTAGATGGTAAGTCAGGAGTTGAGATGATTATTAAACAACAATTTGCTTTAATTGAATCATTAGATGCTTCTAGCAAAGAAGAAAAAGAAGACAATCCTGATGATCCTAATATAGCGGAACGAATATTTAGTAACATCTACAATTATTTTAGGGACGACGAATAATGACAGACAAAATTGATTTTGATTCTATAATCAATGCGAACAAAACAAAGATAGATTTTGACTCGCTTACAAAGAAAAAAGAATTAATTGAAAATGCTGAAAAAGCAGATCAAGAAGTAGAAGAAGAAAGAGGTTTTGTAGATAATTTTATTGAAGGTTCTAAAGGTGTAGCTCAAGGTGGTATTAAAGGTGTAGAAGGTATGGCAGAATTTGTCAACATGGTTATCAATCCATGGATAGGCCTTGGTGAAGCTACATGGAAATATACCGCAACAGGTAAGTGGGATAAAGATTTAATACAAAAAGAATACTTTGCAGAAAAAATGGATATTGTTCCAGATTTTTTAGAAGTAGAAGAAGGTTCAGTTGCAGCATTTAATAGTGATGTAGTTGCGTTCTTTTCAAACTACGGCTTAATAACAAAAGGATTAAAACAAATACCTTTGTTAGCTAAAGATCCAACTAAACCATATAGATTAGGAAAAGAATTAGTTATTGGTGCGTTAACTGATGTCACAGCATTTGATCCAGAAGATGGAACTGCTGTAGATTTCTTAGTAACACGTTATCCATCATTACAAAATCCTGTGTTTCAATTTTTAACTACAGATGAAGATGATTCTGATGCAATGATTAAATTAAAACAAGCATTAGAAGGTGCTGGTATAACTGGCGGTATACATATTATTGCTAAAGGTTTAGGGTTATTTAAACAATACAATCAAGGTGTTGTTGCTAGATATAAAGGCAAAAAATTAGAACAAGCACAAATTATTGAAGAAGCAAACAAAAAAGGTATTATTGTTGACGATGCAGCAGACGCAGCAGCTAAAATAAAAGAATCAGAATTTATTGGACCAAAACAAGTAAAACCAAAACCAGTTCCAAAACAAAAAGAAGTTTTATTAGACGAAAAACAATTAGATGAATCTATTAAAAATACCAATGATATTGTAAATATTGATTTACCATTTAATGTTAAAAACTGGAAAAGTTCTCTTGATGTACAAGTAGTTATTGAAAAAGTTGTTAAGTCAATGAATAAGTCTTATAAAGATAAATGGGACAATGTATTAACTAACAAACAAGTTGACGAAGTATCTGACATGATGGATATGGAAGCAGATGTACTTGTTAAAGGTTTATCTAGTGTAGACAACGTAGCCGAACTTCCATTTAGAGTTATAGCAACTAAAAAAGCATTACAAGGTTTAGGAACTGAAGCAAAACGATTATCAAAAATTGTTGCTAAAGGTGGCGCTGATGTTTCTTTAAAAACAGATCTTGCAAAAACACTTGCTATTATTGCTAAAACTACAGATGAATTAAAAGATGCAATTAAAGCAGCAGCAAGAACAACACAAGCAGGAAGAATTAAAACTGGTGCAGCTAAAATAGATATACAAGCAATTGCAGATATTACTAAAAACTTTGATGGTAATATAGAAGATTTTGCTAAACGTATTTCTAAAATTGAAGATTTTGCTGGTCTTAAGAAAACTATTGAAAGATCTTTTTTGACAAAATCTTGGGATGTAATTACAGAAGTTTATATTAATGCTTTGTTGTCAGGGCCGTTAACACAAGTAATTAACTTAAGTTCTACATTTATAGAAACATTTTTAAGACCATTAGAATTATTGATTGGTGGAACATTAACAGCTTACACTAAAAATGGTCGAAGATCTGTTAGATTAGCATTTTCAAGATACAGAGGATTAATGAGAGGAATTGATGATACATTAGTTTCAGTAGGAAGAGCATTTAAAGAAGAAGATCTATATGCTGATAAAATGGGTAGAATTATAGAAAACAAAGCTCCAAAAGCTTTTTCTTCTCAAAACTTTAATATTAAAAATAAATTTGGTGCAGCCACATTTGATTTAATAGGCAGTACATTTAGACTACCATCAAGACTACTTGTAACAACCGATGAATTATTTAAACAAATAAATTACAGAGCAAAATTACATGAAATGGCAGTTGATGGAGCTTTAAATAAAGGTTTAAAAGGCGCTAACTTTGATTCTTATGTTAGAAAATTTGAGAAAAAAGGTTTTGATAAATTAGGTCGTTTTGTAAATGATGAAGCAAGAATGTATTCTCGAGAAGCTACATTTACACAAGAACTACAAGGTGGAGCTTGGTTAGATTTAGGTTCAAGATTTCAAGCATTATCAAAAGGCAATTATAATCCATTTAGATTAATGTTACCTTTTGTTAGAACACCAACAAACTTATTTAGACATCAGATGCAACGAATGCCTATAACAGGACTTTTACAAAAACGTAATTTTGATATGTTAAGAAAAGGTGGAGTTGACAGATCAGAAGTTATTGGAAGACAAGTATTAGGTTCTATGGTTATGTACAAAGCATTCGATCTTGCAATTAATGAAGAGATTACTGGAAGAGGACCAAAAAATCCTGCGTTAAGAGAAGCTTGGTTATTAACTCATAAACCATACTCTAAAAAAGTAGTTAAAGATGACGGAACAGTTGAATGGGTCGCTTACAACAGAATGGATCCGAGATTTATGTTTGTAGGTATTATAGCCGATTTAGTTCAATTTATGGATCAAGCAAATCCAGAACGAGATAGAAATATTATGGCTGGATTAATGGTTAGTTTAGTTTCTAATATGGCATCAAAAACATATTTACAAGGTGTTACAAGTTTGATGACTGCAATTGGAACTGAAAGTCCAACCAGATGGCAAAGATTTTTAAATGATACTGCAATAAGTTTTATACCTTTTTCAAGTTTTATGAGACAAACAAATAGTGATGCTTCAATGAGAGAAGTAAGAACATTAGCTGATTCGTTAGATAATATAACTTGGGGTGATGCAGAAAAATTACCACCAAAAAGAAATATACTTGGTGAAATAATGCATAAACCAAAAGGTGTATTTGGTTTTCCAATTAAAGATTGGTTAATTCCTATTGTTGGAAAAACTAGTACAACTGAAAGTACTATACTAAAAGAAGAATTATCTAAACTAGCAGCAACTAGTAGTACAGATCCTGGTAAAGGTATAACTAAACAAGGTAAAAGATTAACAAATACTAATATTGATTTAACAGATCCTAAATATGAAATTGATGGTGTTACACCATTAGACAGTATGTTGGCTTTATTAGAAACATACACAATAAAAGATAGGAATGATCCAGATTATGGAAAAACTGTAAAACAAGCCTTAGAAGATATGGTTACTAAGTCTCCAGAATATAAAGCGGCAAAAGGACCAGCTCAATCAGGGTTCCTTAATGAAAAACGAGGAAAAATGATTCAAAGTGTGTATAATAAATATAAAACTAATATCAAAAACTTTGTAATTCGTAATAATCCAACATTATTAGAAGACTTTAACAACGCATCATTAGAGAGGTCTGATGCTTGGAAACACAAAGATAGTCTAAACAGATCAAATAAAACTCTAGACCAATTACTTAACTTTTAACAGATACCTCTATAGGAAAAAACAATGGCAAATTCATTCGTAAGATACACTGGTAACGGAAGCACAACTGCGTTTTCGATACCTTTTACATATATAGACAGTGCACATTTATCTTGTACTGTTGCTGGTGTTAGCACATCATTTACTTTAAATGCGGCTGGTACCACGGCGACACTATCATCAGCGCCGGCGAATGGAGTTGCAATTGAGTTTAGAAGAAAAACAAGTCAAACATCAAGACTTACAGACTACGTAGCTGGATCAGTACTAAAAGAATCAGATCTAGATACTGACTCTATTCAATCATTTAATATGTCACAGGAAGCAATTGATGACGCTGGTGATGTTATTAAACTTGATAATACAGATTTTCAATGGGACACACAAAACAAAAGACTTAAAAATGTAGCAGATCCCACAGCAAACACAGATGCTGCGACAAAGAATTATTTAGAAAATACATGGTTATCTACAACCGATAAAGCCACACTAACTAATGTTAACAGTAATATAGCAGCAATTAATACTGTTAATAGTAACATGTCGGCAATTACGACAACAAATTCTAATGCTACAAACATCAACACCGTAGCGACAAACATTGGGTCAGTCAATACAGTTGCGACCGATATTACAAAAGTTATTGCGGTAGCAAACGATTTAGCAGAAGCAGTTTCAGAAGTAGAAACAGTTGCCGATGATTTAAACGAAGCAACATCAGAAATTGATACAGTCGCAACAAATATTGCTAATGTAAATTTAGTAGGAAACGATATTGCGAATGTAAATACTGCGGCGGGATCTATAAGCAATATTAATACAGTAGCTGGAAATAATAGTAACATTACAAGTGTCGCAGGAAACAGCAGTAATATTAATTCTGCGGTTTCTAATGCAGCTAACATTAATAGTGTTGCGGGTATTGCATCGGATGTAACTTCCGTTGCAGGAATTAGTGCCGCAGTAACCGCGGTGAACAATAATTCGACTAACATTAATGCTGTGAATTCAAATTCGGCTAATATTAATACAGTAGCCGGTAATAATACAAATATAAATACAGTAGCGGCAGCGAACACAAATATAGGAACAGTTGCGACAAACGTAGCTGGCGTAAACAGTTTTGCTGAAAGATACAGAATATTATCTACAGCTCCGACAAGTTCAAATGATATTGGAGATCTTTACTTCGATACCACGGCTAATGAATTAAAAGTCTATAAATCAAGTGGGTGGGCTGCGGCAGGTTCAACTGTTAATGGTACATCAAATAGATTTGAATATACTGCAACTGCAGGTCAAACAACATTTACAGGCGCAGATTCAAATTCTGCAACAATGGCTTACGACGCAGGATTTATTGACGTTTATTTAAACGGAGTAAAACTTGCGAACGCAGATTACACAGCAACTACAGGTACAAGCGTTGTATTAGGTACAGGTGCTTCAGTAAACGATATTTTAATGGTAGTAGCTTATGGTACATTCCAATTAGCCAATATATCAATTAAAGATTTAACAGATACTCCTGCGGCTATAGGTTCAGCAGGTCAAGCATTAGTAGTTAATTCTGGTGGAACAGCTTTAGAATTTGCAAATGCTTCTTCAGCAGAAGTATATGGTTTTGAAAAATATTACAATCCATCAACTTTAGTTAAAACAGTAACAGTTCAATCAGTTGGTGGTTCTAATAAATATTTTATAGATGGAGTTCAACAAGA